TTATCATATTCTCACGCATTCCAGTAGACTGGTAGATAGTAGCACAGTTGAACCACCCACCAAAGTCCCAGCTACTTTCCAGTATCTGGTCAGGGTAGTGGTCACTACTCCCAATGGTGATGGGCCTGCCTAGCTCATCCTCTCCGTATAAGTACTGGGGGGTATAGCAGTGCTGCTCTCGATCGAGGGAGTGGTAAAAGCAGTCTTCCACCCTGATCAGGCGCTCATTCATTACCTCAATCATAAACTCAGCGTGCGGTAGCTCTCGCCGCATCCGCTCGATCCCTTCTTCTCTTAGGATGTGGATGTTGTCGTAGGCGGTAGCAGATACCCATAGATACTCCTCTGGCATTGTCTTGGCCATTTCCTCGTAGTCAAATATCCAGTATCCGGTCGACTTCCAAGGTATGCTAGTGTACATGCCCACCATCTGGTGAAATGGTGTATTGAAGCGCCAGGTGTTGCCACGTACTGAGGGTAGCAGTATCTTAGTCCAGTGTTCCTTCTTTAGTAGTGCAGCCTCATCGATGTCGCCATCGTCGTAGCTACCACCCCTGGCCAGGTCTGGGCGATCCAAGCTGATCATCTCAATACAGCGCCCGTTCATCGCGCTTACAACGTTACTGTACTTCTTTGGTGCAGAGATTGGCGTATCAAACCACTTTGGTGGCTTAATTCCCACAACATAGTGTACTCCTTCCTCCAGACCGTACCGGGTCCACGCTGCTTGGATAGCTGGCCAGGTCTTGGTGAGCATCTGGTTGTAAGTCGTTGAAGCCAGGAATCCCTTACTCCTTGGCATAGCGCCCATCTTCAGTCGCTGGTTCGTACCCAGGCAATCAGACTTACCACTACCACGACCACCCATGAATATCTTCGTGGGCTGCTTTGCGCTCAGGAACTCGCGCTGCTTGGGGTTCAGATATGCGCGTTGCTTCATCAGTTTACAAATGTTACTTCTGCGTCTTCCTCGTTCTCCATCAATGCCGCAGGGTCGTCTGTGAATTGTATCTCTGGGATAGTGGTATCCCGGATGCCTGCCTGGTCCTGGCTCTTTAAATCGTCCAAATCAGCCAACTGCTTCAGGTAGCCTTGAATCAGCTTCTCCAGTGCAGCGTAATCGCTAAAATAGTTATCATCGTCAGCTTTAATCATCTGCTGTTGTAACTCGGTAGCCTTCATGCGGGTCAGGATCGTCTCACGGACAATCCCTCGCTGCACTCGCTTATTCACGTCTTCAAAGTGCCCAAACATCAGCTGGGCGCTGTGGATTACTTTATTAGCCGTCCAATCATGTTTTTTGGTTCCGCATTCTTTACGAAATATCTTGGCGGCTTCCCGAACACTTCTGTGCTCAAAAATCAGCGCATAGGCGCGCTCCATTAGCGCCAAATATTCTTTTTCAATTTCTCGCAACCGAAAAGCCCCCACCTCCCCACCGCTGACCAGATAAACAAAAATACGCTCCATTCTGTCTGCCTTCGCGAAAGCATTCTGATTATACAGCTGCTTCTCTAAGCGCCTTACTAAGCCGTTCGAATTCATCTTGCTCGGTTTTGTATTTCAATTCCCACTTCACTAGTTGTCTGTCTGCGTCAGGGGCCTCACTTGCTGCCCATATCTTTATCTGCTTTCGTGCGTAGTTCCTGCGCTTGCTGTTGGCGTTGTAGCGCCGTTGCAGCTCTATCCCCGCCAGCCCTTCCAGGTCTTCTTCTTCATTTTCTACTTCTTCTGGGAGGGTGCCGTATTTATCGAAGTGTCGCCGCCGCTTTAGTGCCTGGCTAATCTCTTGCTGGATGTATCGAATATCATCACTGATGTTAGCCCGCTCAATCTTATCCTTGGCATTGTGGAAGCTATTGCTCAGGCTTCTCCTGCGTCCAAATAACCGCCCAACCCTTCCTACCAGGTCTACGTAGTCCGGGTCTAGCTTATCCGGGGCTGGTGGATACACCGTCTTCTTTACTGGCTTACTTCCTTTTTCTTTGAGTAAGCGCGTCAGGTAGATCGTGTTGATCTTCGTATAACTACTCCGCAGCCGCCGCAGCAGCGCGTTCTCCGGATCAATACGTTCCAGCCAGTCAACGCCAGCAAAGTAGTCTTCCTCGTTCATCAGGCAGGGTCGGTTTGTTCTCCACGTCCAGATTTGTCCTCACTCAGCCTTTCCAGCGTCATATCTAGGAAGCCGTAGTGAATGTTTTCCGGCCATCCGTTTTCCCGCTTGACCACCTTCACCATCTTCATCAACTGCTTCCGCGGCTGGGGTGTTTTGATCGCCAGGTACATCAGGTAGGCGTTGCGGATCTCTGTACCGCTGCTGAGTTTTCCCGCGGTTTCGATATTCGCCAGGGTTGGGTGTACGCCCTGGGCGCTGATGTTGGCCTGGTTACTCTTCTCAAAGAGTTTCAGCATCGCCTCGTCTTGGAGGTTAGTTTCAAGCGGGCTAATTTTGATCCCTGGAAATTGCTTGCTTAGTGATTTATTGATCTCGTAGTTGGTCACTACCGCCCGCCCAGCGTTCTCAACGCCCGCCAAGAGGTCGTTGAGCTTCTTAATGAAAGCGGCTTTTTCCGCTTTTGCTTTGTCTCTGGCCGCTGCACGGTCCTCAGCACTAGCCTCAGCGTCTATTCTTTGAGAGAAGTACCCCTTCGGTATTTCAATGTGCCAGCGCAGCGTATAGCCGTTCCGCAGGTTCGCCTGGTGAAATTCTGGGATACAGTTCGCCAGCCTGATCCACTCCTCGCTTCCCCACCAGTACGGGGTCGGGTAATACTCATCGAGGCACAGCAGGCTGTCTGCTGCCAGAATCAAAAATTTATCCTGAACATTGTCGCGGTCGTAAAGCGGGATTTTTCGCGCTACAGCGTCCCTAGCTCCTTTAGTATCGTCATTATGGCCCCATTGACCACTCCAATACCAGTCGCTTACTTTACCATTCTGGTCTTGGTAGCCAGAGCGTAAGTGGCGCATGTGTAAGGCTTTAACGGACTCAATCTTGCTGTTCGTTCCACTACCTCGAATACATTCGGTAGCTACTACGCTGTGAAACGATTGTTCCCGGCTGGCGGTGAGCCAGTATTCTTCCTCTTCCAGCCGGTCGAAGAATTCTTGTTGCTCTGGTCCCATCATCACTTGCTCGATCTTCAGCTGACCAGCTTCCAAGCGCTTCTCATAAGCAATAATGCCCTGCCCCAAAGTGATGTCGCGCTTCGTAGCCATCAGGCTGGGAACGATGTTATTTTCCGCTACCAGCGTCTCTCTGTACGCTGGTAGGTCGTTGTTTGGCCCCCAGCCGAAAATACTGACCTGAGAGCCATTAGTAACCTGCACAGACATCTTTTTCCCGATTTGGTTGGTGTCTTTAGTGCTAGTCGCTTTCCGCGTTACAATCGCGGCCTGGTCTCCTTTCAGGAAGAGGACTTCGTTGTCTGCAAATTTGTTCATTGCTTAGTGGATTACTCTGAAATCATTGTAGCCAACGATGTGACTGATTAGTGGGGTGAAATATCGGTTCCCGTCCACGTTGGTCATGGGCAGTGTTCCGTTGTCGTTGTGTTCGTAGGCGCGCTTGCTTCTGGGCCGGCCACCGTCTTTCTGGGTTGCTACGGTACGCCGCGGGGCTCCGTAGCGGGCGCGAGGGACAATTCGCTCATCTCCCTTTGCTGGGCCAGTGCTCAAAATGAATTTTAGCCGGCAGCAATTGTCCGCAGATGCGTGGACAGATCGCAAACAGGCAATCACTTCGTCAATGTGAATCTCCTTGGTCATGCCCCAAATTTGCGGCACTGATTTACAGGGGTAAAGGACGGACCATTTTCAGCCCCCAAATTTGTGAATTCTAGACTCCCAAAGTAGCTATGATTTGTGAGGATAAATACCCTCATTTATCCACTCCTTTTTTGTTTGAAATATAGACTTGTCTTTTTCTATTTCTCTCTACACATACACAAAGGGCCGTTTTCGTGGCGAAACCGTGGCGAAATGGGCTCATTAGCAAGACTAAAAATAACTAAACCCCTGTAAATCAGAACCTTAACCTTTTAGCCACATCTGCCACGGTTTCGCCATATACCGCTCTGTTTCGCCATATACCCCCCTGGTTTCGCCATATACCCCCTCGGTCTCGCCATATTAACCGACATCTCGCCATCCTAAAAACGCAAAATGTCACAGTACTGCAACGTTAAACACAAATTGTTAAAACTAACTTCAAACAAGAATCTTTCAGGTTCTGAAATAGAATCAAGATTTTGACGCTATTTGCAAGCACAAAAAAACCCACGGAATTGCTTTCGCAGGCTCAGGCTAAAAAGACGTTTTAGAGCTGTTTTTTACTCCTTTTTCGCTTCGTTGTTTTGAGGTAAAGGATGCTGGTCTTGTAGGCGTACCAGCCGCATCGATGCCTGAATATTCAAGGCAAGTAAAGAAGCGCTTTGCTGGTGCATTGCTGCCACTATCTCGTGGCGTGGATCATCCTTTGGGAAGATGGCTACCAGGCTTCTGTGGCTGTCGATGAGCTTACGTTCGGTCTCGGTGAGGAAGAATTGTACTGTTGGCATTGTATAGGCTTAAAAACGTGCAGTACTGTTGGCACCACAAATATAATAAAAAACCGATTTCAGCATCACGCTGAAATCGGTCTCGGAATAAACAACAAATTATGCTCACTTCTTACTCATCCTTATCCTCATCCTTATTCTTGGCGTCGCTAAAATAGCGCTTCAGCTCAGGTCGGTGCTTCAGCAACTTCGTCACGTCTGCGTCGGTCTTCAGCTGGTCGGGCCGGAAGCGGTCGCGCGTTTTTGGCACGACGATCACCGAGCCAACTGGCCCAATGTAGGTGTACCGTGGTGAAGAAGTCGTTTTCGGCTCCTTAGTCTCCTTGGTGCTTGTTTCTTTCTTAGACATCGTCAGCAATTGCGAGAGCGCCAGTGTAGCGGTACAGGTTACGTGCCGAGCGGTAGCGCAGCACTACGTTGTAACCATTCCGGCTGTTTACATCGGTTCCGGGCGTAGCCGTTACGGTGGCACCCACTTTGTCCGTGCCAACCAGCCACGGAGTTTCGTTGCGGTCATTGAATACCGCCACAAACTCCTTCCCGCCTTTCGCTTGATCCAAGATGAGGTTCTTTGCGCTGGTCATTTTGGGCAGGAACATCGTCAGTACGTGCGTACCGTAGGAGTCCTCCTCCTCGCCTTCTGGCTCAAAGGAGTAGGTGCTTCCGATTTCGGAGAACTCCCACTCGTAGAAAACACCTGCTACGCCTACGCCACCAGCGTCTGGTTCCATCACGATGTCGGTAGTAACGTCGTAGGTATCGGCGTCCGGAGCCGGAACCGTCAGTACGTCACCGACGTAGCTCAGACTTAATGTGCCACGCACACCGTTCGCGTTACCTGCAACGTCGCAGGCTTTGCGGATATTCAAAAGATTTGGTCGACAAGCCATTTGTCAATAAGTTGTACCACTTGGGTGGCGGGGTGATAAATTAAAGTGCCTTACAGCTTTTCCAGTGCGGCTGATTTGGTCTCAATGAGCTTCGCAAGGATTTCCGGGTCTCCGATGATCTCGTCTGCCGTGAGTTTTTTATACCCGATAACCATCGCCGGGTAGATGAAACGATACTTCACGCCATCGTGATCAAACACTGGCTGCTTGGCGGAGGGTTTCTTCTGCGTCACTTTGCTCAGTCGGGCAATGGTCGCTTCCGTGTTCTCCAATCGTTCGTTCTTCTCAACTACTTCTTCCTCCAGCAGTCGCTGGCTTTCTTCCAGTTCGCTGATTTTCGCTTCCAATGTGTCAATGGAAGGCTTCGAGGGTTCAGTCTTGGTGGATGCCTTCGGCTGGTCCGGAGAGCCTTTCTTCTTAGGCATATTGTGCTACTTTGTTAGTCAAAAAAATATTCAGGCTTTGAGTGAGCCCCTGGCATGACACCAGGGGCTTCTGAGTCCATACTCACACGTCAAACCTAAGTCGTGTTTTATGCCTGGTCGTTGACCACTGCAATGCCGTCGCGCAGCTGGGTGCCTAAAACTCCAAAGTTGAAGTCGTTCCAGAAATCCAGTTGGCGGTGATTTTTTTCAAAATCAAAGTTCGCCCACTCTCCCAGGGCATCCATTCCGTAGTGGAGGTTGCCAGGGCGGTGCATGATGATGCGCCGGCTGGTGCCCATGCCCGGTACTGGGATGATGCGGGTGTTGCGGCCACCGAGTTCGAAGAACATGCCCTCGTAGTCGGAGCTGTTGATCTCGGTGTATGCAATATCCACCTTGTAGGTGTCTTTGAAGGCGATCCGGATCAGGTCGTAGTCCACGTAAGATACGTAGATGTCCATGCCCGAGTTTTTGTCCACGGTGCTCACCTGAGCCCACATCGTCCGCATGTTGGCGATGATGTTGGCGGCGGTGGATACACCAGTTGCTACTGGCGTAAGGTCGGTGGCGACAATCTTGTCGGCCACTTGCTTCAGGATACCATCAAAGGTCTCGCGGAGCAAATCAGACGTTGCTGGCACTGCTGCTGCTTCTCCTTGCCAGAAAGCTACCTCCATTTCACTGGCCAGCTTTTCGATCAGCTTACCAAGCACGTATGCCTGGAAAGGGTAATCGTCGGAGCTTTGCCCCTGGCGGCGCATCATGCCCAGGTAAGAGCTTTCAAACTCTTGCGGGATAACGCTGTGCTCCACTTTGTTGGTCACTACCTCCAGTACTTCTGGTAGATAGCTCGTGTTGGCGGTTCCCACGTAGGGAGCGGCCCAGCGAGTAGCCAGGTTGTCGGCGAGCATGAGCTCGGTGAGTACTTTTTTACCCTTCACTCCTTCGTGGGCCATGGCAATATTTGCCGTGGGAAATCCGAAGAAGATGTCGGAGTACAATTCGTTGGCGAATTCTTCTACAAAATCTTTGTAGGCTTGTGCTTCGGTAAAACTGACACCGTTTGCCATTTCTTTATGGTTTTATTGGTTAAAAAGAGGTAAGCGGTATCGTGCCTACTTACGCTTGTTCATTTTGGATGGCAAGAACGACCGCCGTGGGGCGATACTCTTTGCGGCCACGTTCATGGGGTCGTTGTCCCAGGAGCGGTTATTGCTCTGTGGTTCGGATGGCGCCGCTTCTCCGCTGGTGTGAGAAACCGATGGCTTCTTTTCCAGGGCTTCCAGACGGGCGGTGATCTTCTCCAGTGAGGAGATGATTGGACCTTGCGCGTCTTTCACGTAGCCAATGATTTCACTCGCCAGCGTCTCGCCCTCGCTTTTGGTAGCGTGGGCCGTTTGAGGTTCTTCCTGCGTAGCCTTGGCATCTTTGCTGGCTTGCAGTTGTTCGTGTACCTCGGCGTCGGTAGCTTCTGCACTCATGCCGAGAAAGGTGCGAATGCTGTTGGCGATATTGATCTTGCTCATGGGGCAAATTAGTTTAGAGTCTGTCAGGGCGGGCCAAGGTAGCCAGCCGGTTAAATGCTTTTTGGTAGCCGCCGATGCTATCGACGAGCCCCCTTGTTTTGGCGTCTTTGCCGCGAAACATTTCGCCGCTTAACGTCATCTTCGTGTCCCCTCTTAGGGGCCGAGCTGCTTTCACTTCCTCCTGGAAAGCAATCGCTAACTCGTTCAGTTCTTCTACCCAGGCGTCCATACTTGCGGTGCGCTCGTATTCTCTGCTGGGTCGGTTTTTATTTGGGCTGTGGTCGCTGTAGATGTCCTTGTAGTAATTGGAGTAGTACCGAAACATCCACGTTGGAATGGTCCGCATCACTCCGATACTGCCAAACTGGGCCATTGGGCTACTGGCCATGATTTCGTCAGCGTGCATGGTGGCCATAATACCTCCGGATGCTACCAGATGGCCGTATGCCAATACTGGTTTGGGTCGCTCCTGGATTGCAGCGGCCACCATCTGGGCGGCAGTCACTTCACCACCTCCGGTGTTCACTTCAAATAGTACACCTTGTACGTCGCGGTCATCGTATGCTGCGTGGATCTGGTCTACGACCTTCCCTACCCCCGCTCCATACCACTGGTCGCGGCTCATCATCATTCCTTCCAGACGGATGTGTGCGAAGCGCATGTTGCGGGAGCTGGTCGAGCCGTAGCCCGTCACCATTACTTCACGATGCCCGATCAGCGGCTGCTCGTTGAATCGAGCGCCTACCTCTACCCCCGCGTTGGCGGCGTGCAGGCGCGACTCGATACCCATCAGCTCGGTCAGTGCGAACGCTGGGTCGATCAGCATCTTATCGTTAGGTAGCCCAACGATAGGCGCTTGTTCTGCGGCGATGTCTTTGGATTGCTCCTCGGTCATAGATCAAATATGGATGTACAATTACCTGATTGAAAGGACGTACTTATTCTTCCGGTCTTAGCCTTCGCCCTCCCAGGAACCTACTGGCTGCGTAGTCGGCGATACAAACCCTGTTGTTTTGATTCCCTCCAAGCAAGTAGATGCGATCTCCGATGCGGTTGTAGAAAAAACCAACGTGTCCCTTTCCATTATTTGGAGCCCCTCTGGTCAAGATGACCACATCCCCGTACCTCAATTTATCCAGATCAATTTCCTCTCCTACTTCCAGCCATCCTCTGGCGAGCCCTGGGTGTTTCAAGTGCATAGTGTTTTCAGCACAGACGTTCTGGGCAATCTCAATTATAAAAAGACTACACCACGCTACTGTAGAGTCATCCTTCCACTCTGGAAATACTCGCCTGATAATCGACAAGATTAAAGGGTCGCTTCCCGGCCCAGGCTTTTCTTGGTATCCAAAGTAGCTAGCAGCATTGAGCATCAGCTGGGTGTTGAGTTCCATTATTCGTGCTTTATGATTTGAGCAATAGCCCAAGCGATTCCTAAAACGATTGCGGATAACAGTACTACGAGTATAGGCATGGTTGTGGTTTTAGCATTTTGTTGGAGTTAACAATAAGGTGGTGACTAACCCTATCATTTTGCCGAGATTGGTAAAATGATCTATTTTTTTACTGATAAGCTTTTATGGAAAAGCTCGCTCCTTTGTCGTCGAGGGTTGGCAAATCAGTCGGAAAAGCCCCTAGGTAATAACGAACACGATTTAATTATTATGGCTTACGGTTGACCTATGCCAGTAGTTACGACCCAATCCAAACTACCTCCTTGAAAATATAGAGTGTAGGTTACTTGAGTTGTTCCTTGA